TCTTAAAGTACGTGAAACTTTAACTAGGATAGGAGTAGCTTCTAGAAAAGAGAAGAAACTATATCAGAGTTGTCATATCTTACATAAACAGGGTAGATATTATCTTGTACACTTTAAAGAATTATTTGCACTAGATGGCAAGAGAGCTAATCTAACAGTCAATGATGTGCAGAGAAGAAATCGTATTACTAAGTTACTCTCTGATTGGGGATTGATTGGTATTGTAAAGGAAGATTCTTGTTCTGATATTGCTCCATTGAATCAAATTAAGGTTCTTTCATATAAGGATAAGGGAGATTGGATACTAGAACAGAAGTATAATATAGGTAAAAAGAACAAAGTACAGGAAACCACACCTGAATAAAAAGACTTTCGTGTATAATTAGTATTGGATGCCTTAGGGGTCCACTATTAACTAAAGACGCTTACGGAGGTCTATTATGTTTGGTCCAAATTCACTTACGCTCTCAGTTCCTGAGACAGCAAAATACCTTGACACTATTCATAGAAATAGTATAGGTCTAGAGGATTGGATGAGAAGACTTGACACTACCTTTGAAACAGGAGATGTCAATTATCCACCTTATAATCTTGTAAAAGAAACAGACACAAGATTTAGATTAGAACTTGCTATTGCAGGGTTTAGTAAAGAAGATGTTGAGGTAACTACAGAGTCTAATAGACTTTCTGTAGAAGGGAAACAAAAAGAATCTGATACAGATGAGTATGTATATAGAGGGTTAGCCTCTAGAGCATTCACTAGAACATGGACTTTATCTGATGATGTTGAGGTCAGTGAGGTAGACTTTACAAATGGTCTTCTTACTGTTAGATTAAATAAGATCATACCAGAGCATCAGAAGAGAAAGGTATATGAAATCTCAGGCAAAGAAACTAACTAAAGAAGAGATAGGGTATAAAACCACAGATAAAATACGTAAGATGTGGTTACTCAATCCACATGACCATCATTTCTTGTATGTAAGAGATGATGGTTCTTTTTATGGTTTCACTCATATGAAAGGAGAAGATCCAGAAGAATGGTTTTGGGAAGCACATGGTATACAGACAGAGTTGTTCCCACCAGAACCACCTAAGTCTCATAAATTCACACAGGAGCAACTTGATCGTGCTCCACACCATAATATACTAGAGAAGTATTATGGTAAGGACTGGAAACCTGTACCACAGGAAGGACTGGAAGATCATTTCTAGGGAACTTGACTGTTCTCTTTTTTATTGTTAAAATTACACTAGGAGTTATTGAGTTATGACTGTAAAACTTATTGTTTTAAAATCAGGAGAAGATATCATTGCTGATATGTCAGAGATGATAGTTGGTGAGGGTGATGATAAAAAAGTTATAGGATATTTTTTAAACAGAGCATGTGGTGTAAGTTTAAGTAATGAGATACTAAAGTCTGATGATGTAGATACTGACTCCTATAAACTTAAATTATTTCCTTGGTGTCCCTTAACTAAGGATGATATAATTCCACTTAATACTGATTGGGTGGTGACTATAGTAGAACCTATAGATAAATTAAAGCAAATGTATGAACAAAAGGTATTAACTTATGGAACAAGTAAAGGTGCTAGTGCTGACGAACAAACAGATTCTAGTGAGTCAACTTGATGAAGTTGCTCCTATGGATATTGGAGATCCAAACTGTAAACTAATTGAACCATTTTTGATAAATGAGGATGGTAGTTTGTCACCTTGGTTAATAGATGTTACTAATGACAACACATTTATGATGTGCTCTGATAAGATACTTACATTAGTTGAAGCTAAACCCACACTCTTAGAGAAATATCAAAACTTGATTAAATGAAGTTCTATACTAACGTGCAATTGATTGGGAACAAGTTCCTAGTTCGTGGTTATGACAATGGTGAGCATGTTCAATATAGGGATGATTATAATCCTACATTATTTGTCCCCTCCAAGAAAGAATCTAAGTACAGAACACTAGAGGGTGAAAGGGTTGAACCTATTCAACCTGGTTTTGTGCGTGATTGTAGAGAGTTCTATAAGAAGTATCAGGATGTAGAAGGATTCAAAATCTATGGTAATGATAGGTATGTGTCACAATACATATCTGATAAGTATCCAGAGGATGAGATTAAGTTTGACATATCTAAGATTAGATTGGTCACTCTTGATATTGAGGTTAAGTCTGAGAATGGTTTCCCTGATCCAGAAACTGCAGATCAGGAGATTCTATTGATCTCACTTCAAGATTATAATACTAAACAGATTATAACTTGGGGTGTTAATCCATTTGATAATAAGCAGAAGAATGTAAATTATATTGAGTGTCCTAATGAATGGTCACTGCTTCAAAAATTTATTGATTATTGGAATTCTAATATACCTGATGTGGTAACTGGATGGAACATACAATATTATGATATCCCATACTTATCCAAGAGATTGTATAAGGTTCTGAGTGAGAAGGAGATGAAGAGATTATCTCCTTGGGGAATGAATACTGAGAATGAGATTTATATTAAGGGTAGGAGGCATCTCTATTATGATGTTGCTGGACTTACTCAACTAGATTACCTAGATCTTTATAAGAAGTTTACCTACAAGGCACAAGAGTCTTATAGGTTGGATTATATTGCTGGTGTAGAACTTGGACAGAAGAAATTAGATCACAGTGAGTTTGATACCTTTAAGGATTTCTATACACAGGGGTGGCAGAAGTTTGTAGAGTATAATATAATTGACGTTGAACTTGTTGACCGTCTGGAAGACAAGATGAAACTGATTGAACTGGCATTGACTATGGCATATGATGCCAAGGTTAATTTTGCAGATGTGTTCTTTCAGGTTAGAATGTGGGACACCATAATTTACAACTATCTGAAGAAGAGGAATATTGTTATCCCTCCTAAAGATAGATCTCAAAAAAATGACAAATATGCAGGTGCTTATGTCAAGGAACCAATTCCAGGAAAGTATGATTGGGTGGTCAGTTTTGATCTCAATAGTCTGTACCCTCATCTTATTATGCAATATAACATTTCCCCAGAGACCCTCAGGGAAGCTAGACATCCCAGTGCGAGCGTTGAAGGGTTCTTAAATGAGGAGGTAGTTATTGATGGAGATTATGCAGTTTGTGCAAATGGAGCGCAATATAGGAAGGATGTGCGTGGGTTCCTTCCTGAACTTATGGACAAGATGTACAATGAAAGGGTCATCTTCAAGAAGAGAATGTTACAGGCAAAACAGGAGTATGAAAAGAATCCATCCAATGCTCTTACAAAGGAGATTTCTAGGTGTAACAATATCCAGATGGCAAAGAAGATCTCGCTTAACTCTGCTTATGGTGCTATTGGTAATCAGTACTTCAGGTATTACAAACTTGCTAATGCAGAAGCCATTACTCTGTCTGGCCAAGTATCCATACGCTGGATAGAGAATAAAATGAATGAGAAGATCAATAAGATCTTAAAAACACAGGAGGTTGATTATGTTATTGCTTCAGATACTGATTCCATCTACCTTAACTTGGGTCCTCTGGTTGAGCGTGTATACGAAGGACGAGAGAAAACTAATCAGAATGTTGTTGGGTTCCTTAACAAGGTGTGTGAAAATGAATTTGAGCCTTTTATTGAAGGTGCTTATGAAACGCTGGCCAGGTATCTAAATGCCTATGAGCAGAAGATGTTCATGAAGAGGGAGAACATTGCTGAAAGGGGTATCTGGACTGCTAAGAAGAGATATATTCTGAATGTATGGGATAGTGAGGGTGTCAGGTATGATGAACCCAAACTTAAGATGATGGGTATTGAGGCAGTGAAGTCTTCTACACCTGCCCCATGTAGGCAAATGATTAAGGATGGTCTTAAGATTATGATGAGTGGTACAGAAGATGATGTGATTAAGTTTATTGATAATGCTAGAAAGGAATTCAAGTCTCTTCCTCCAGAAGACATTGCTTTCCCTAGAACAGTATCAGATGTCAAAAAGTATAAAGCATCTTCTACAATATATGGTAAAGGAACTCCTATACATGCAAGGGGTGCTCTTCTTTTCAATCATTACATAGAGAAGA